GGACGCACTGAGAAAATGACCATGGAGGCACTTGAGTCTTGTGCTAAGGGAACGATGTGGACTGATTATGAACCCACTCCACTGACTCGTAAGTGGTTGATCGAAAATAAGTATATCACTAAATAATAACATTCAAAATATTTTTTTGAAGACCACCCAAGACAAATTCTTTGATAATCTTTTCAGTTTTGTAATGTAGAATTTGTTGTTGGAAACCAGTATTTACATATGACACATTTAACGAGAGATGTGTTAATCAAGACCATCGTTGCCGAAGAAATGGTAGGTTGCGGAGGTACTGATTACGTCAAATTTCTAAAAAGTGCATATCACAAATGGGAACACGAATCAAGCGAAACGCTTTGTAAAAAATACAACGAAATAAACAACACACAAATTAGCGTAGAGTCTCTTAATCCATAAATACAAGAGCCTTACTCTCTACAAATGCTCGGAAACAAATCCAAAGCAAAGGTAGAAGAGAAAGACGACCAGCATGAAGATAAAAGTGAAGTTCTTGGTAATCTAGTGAAAGTTGTAGTACTTATTTGGTCTGCCTCTCTTCTCACTTTCAGTTACGTTAGACTTCCTAATGGTCAAAAGATTCTTGATTTTGACCCTACCTTTATTGCTTCGGTCTTCTCTGGATCGCTAGCTGCTTTCGGACTGTCTCCTGCTAAAGCAGGTGGTGGTAATGGTAATGGTAAACCAGTAGCAAAGAAAGAACCAGAGGTTGTATCTGCGGTTGAACCGAAGGATAAACCACAATAATCCATCGCTTTTAAGACAATGGCATTATGGGACAAGGATGTAAAACCAGAGGTTACCGAGCAAGTCACCGAGCATGTACCGAGCAAGTTACCGCGCAAGTCTCCTGTTAAGGGTATTGCAATTGCACTAGGTGCTCTTGTCGGTGTTGCTCATATTGGAGTTCTTGGGCACCTTTTGAATGCAACTCGTCCACAATATCCAGTCATTAATTTTCCTCAGGGTGATTATTCTTCATATAAAGTAGAGGCAACTAAGGATGGGTATAAAATTGAATATAAAGCAAATGATCCTAGAGTTCTAGAATCAGAAAGATCCCTTCAACTTGATCAAGAGAAGAGGGGATTTTTTAGTGGAGGCACAACACGTAGAAGAGAGTATCGTGTAGACCAATATACAATGGACGGTGCTAGAAACCTAGGAGGCGGGGCATTTGACCCCGAGGGAAAGTTAGGTGCGAAAAGCGAAGAGTGCATCAGGGCGGACGCTGGCGCACGATCACAAGGTGCGATGGCGGGGACCGCAATTAGTGCTGGACTTATAGTTCCTGCTGTTTCTAGTATTCCCTATGTCGGATGGTTAGCAGGTGGTTGGGCACTTCTTCTAGGGCAGAAGGTTGGGTCCGATATTGGTTCGGAGGTTGGTAATATTTTCAATGATTGCTAATAAATAAAATGTTATTTGTAATCACTAAAAATGGCCAAGTCCGCAAACAAGGGCAAGAAAGGTCAATCTAAACAGAATCAAGGAAACGCGACTGCGAAGAAGGCCAAGAACGGGGGTAAGAAAAAGTAAATATACACTAAGAAAATGAAATACAAATTTGAGCACCAATGGGGTGGTGAGGATACTTGGTATACCAAGGGTAAGAGATGGGCGAACAAGCAAAAGTTTCCAATCAATCATCTTGCCCTTGGTTTTATTGAATGGTTATGGAAACATTGGGTTGATGGTAAAGTTCAAATGGAAATGACTTCTGTTGATAAACAAGCAGAAGAAATTAAGAAACAATGGGAAAAGGAAGAAGAACCACAAACGGTTATGGAATCAACACCATCAGAGGTTGATGGTCTAGATAATATACACATCATAAATCAATCATTTGTCCCAGATCCATGGAATTCTGATTGGAATGATGTTTTTATAAATCACAAAATGTGGTACAAGGATGAATCTGGTACTAAAACCTCTAACTGATGTAAATGATCCTGTTTGGTCTGTAATTATACTTTTAGGATGTGGACTTGCGTTCACAATGTATTGTGTTGTCTATATACTTCGTATGTCTTTCTCTGAAATGAGCGATGAGCGACCTGACGAATAAGGATGCCGAACAAGATTCTAAACTTGCTGTTCTGGAAAGTAGAGTAGAAAGTTTTAGAGAAAGAGTTATTAGTTTAGAGGAACGTATGAAAGAAGTTCCTCAAATGAGTGAGTTAGATTCTTTCGCAAGTCGCATTGAAAAACAAAATGATGACCTTAAGAACAGGGTCAGACAGTTAGAACGTTGGGTATGGGGTGCTGCTGCAGTTATTGCTGTTGGTGCTTTTGTGATTGGTATTGCAGCAAACGCACAGGAGGTAAATCATGGGAGCAATGACCCCACCAAGTCGGAAGAGTTGTTACAACTTTCGAGTTATAGAAATTAATCGTGTTGTCGATGGTGATACTATTGACGTTACTATTGATCTCGGGTTTGATCTATACAAGAAAGAAAGAGTTAGAGTTGCAGGAGTTGATACGCCTGAGAAGAGAACAAGAGATGATGAAGAGAAAGCATTAGGTTATGATGCAACAAATTGGTTAAAAGAAAAATTAGAGGGAGCAATTAGTGGTGATGATGACCTTATTATTCGTACTGAGCTTGTCGGCGGCATGGGCAAGTATGGTCGCTTACTTGGGTGGTTGTACATTGGTGACGCAGAAGTCTCTCTCAACGAACAAATGATTACTGAAGGGTATGCCTGGGCATACGATGGTGGCACAAAACAAAAGAATTTTGAAGAACTGCGTGAAATTCGTCGTGCTCATGGCACTTTGGTAGAATGATTTCAACTCTTTATGTACTGCTACTTCTTTTCCTCTTAACATCAGGAATGATGGCAGTAGGAAATAAAACATCAATCAATAGGAAATACTAAAATGCAAAAGTTAGTCAACGTAGTCGCACTACTTTCAGGTCTTGTATCACTTTCAGTCGTTGGTGGTGGAGCATATCTCTATCTCAATAAGGATGCAATGATTGAAGATGTAAGAGTAAAGGCAACAGAAGAAATCACAAAGGCAATCACAGAAGCACTTCCTGGAATGATTCAAGGTGCTATGCCCGAACTTCCAAAAATGACGGGTGGAGTTGATGCAGGTTCTGCACAATCAGTTCCTAATATGACTGGTGGAGCAATTCCTTTCTGAGAATTTTCTGAAAACTGTTAAATAAAAGTAATTATTAAAATAACATTATGACTACAACAAGAAGAAGAAAGTCCAAAGATGCTGAAGGAAAATTCTTTCTATACGTTTTCTTTTTTCATCTTTGGAGTGGATTGTTAAATCTGTTCAGACACGATGACTAATGCCTGAAATTAGTGAGATACAAATCAGGAGTCTGGATATTCCTCCAGTTCCTGATTATTTGATGTATCCTACACAATCACTTCCTGTTGCTCCAGCAGTAACATTACAGATTGGTACACCTATTGTAGATCTTCCTGGATGTGTTGAAGCACACCCTGATGGTAGTCCGCAACTTGCCCAGGATGATCCAAGAGGTGCTAAGACTTATTGTGATGGAAGTGTACCATCATTCAATCCAATAGAGTTTGAACCCAATCAAATTCTACCAACTCAAAAACCAAAGGTAGATACAAGGCAACCTAAACCTCCCGAAGCACCTGATCTACCAATACCTAAAACTCCCCCTGCTACTGCCAAGGTAGATTGTCCTACAGCAGCACAGGCAGCAAAGGAACCTGTCGGAACCTACATTGAGGGATTTAGAAAGAAAGTTACTGACTATCAGTTGATTGGTAATCAGTGTATTCAGATTACAGAACCTGTGCCTCTACCAGAGCAGATCATTGCTGGTCTTCCTAGTGCTGGGTCTGTGATGACGACTGGTGGTATTGCAGTTGTCGCAACTGCATCAGCACTTATGGCAAAACCGCTGGCAGATGTCCTACTAAAGGTCATCAAACCAACGGTCAAGAAAGTTATGAAAAAGATTGCTACTATCAGGGGGAAGACACCTGAGGTCCTGTCTGTAAGGGACCGCCGAGATCTTCAGCGCGAGAGGACGGAGGCGATACGGGCGCTGAAGAAGGTCTTGAAACCGAAGGGATAGAATGCTTGTGCTGAGGGATGACACCACCAGGGTTAGTAACAATCACATCCGCACACACTTTATAATATGGAGACTTGGGGTGGAAATAGATGCCCTGTTTCTTCAACTCGCCACAATTCTTGAGTCTGGCGATTTCAAAGTCTAATCTTTTATTTGCAGTCAACTGCTTCTGCAATTCAATTTGAGTTGCTGCTGCTTCCTTACACTGGTCTTGTAGTTTCTTATCTTGTGGGATAGACCAAGTAGCACTAACACCTAATGAAAGATTATAGTTATCCTTTTGCCCTGTTCTGGTGGGTACATAGTAAAGAATGTCGCCAGGATTATCCAAAGACCCATCATCATCCAAGTCTCTCATATCATATACTGGATCCATATAGTACGGTTCATAAGGTTTCTGCATAGAACCAGAACCAGTAACGAATGGAGTGATATTCAGAGTTGGTCCTTGACATTGGATTCCACCACCATAGGTGTTGGTGATGTAAGGACCTTGGAGGACTTGGATGGCTTGGTTGGTGACTGAACCAGAGGAATTAGCAACAGGAGCAGCAGTGGCGCTAACGCCGCCAACAGTCTCTGCAAGAACTCTTTGTGTGGGTAGGACGGAAGCAAAACTTAAGATTACTGCGTAAAGATAGAGGTTGTGTCGGTTACGCTTTTTATTTCCGTTGTTCTTTGAATTATTGTTTGATTGCTTAAACCAGGACCCTGATAGGTTTCCGTGAACTGAAACGCTGCTCCTGGTGTTGTTTGCGTAAATGTTGGTTTGCTTGTTACCCCAGTCCATGATGATGTCACTCCATCTATAGTTACATTAGTTGCACCTGTCCCTGGCGAAAGATTGCCGTTGACGGTGATTCCACTCCCAGTTGCAGAGTATTGATACCCTGTGTTATAGTCTATTGAATTTATTGTCTCGGTTACTGTTGATGTTGTCTCAGTATGGCTGGTCATGGAGCCCTGTGTAAAGTTAGGAACCACGGGGACTGCTTGAGCAGCCCCGTGTAAGGCACCAAGAACCAATCCGAGACCGATTGCTTCTTGTAATCTAGACATATTTATTTGATGGTAATTTCAGACACAAACTGTCCAGTTGCACTTGTACCAGCACCACCAGCAGTCAACGACATTGTGCCAGCAGAATCGATAGTACCAGCGAGAGAACCAGCCACGCCACCAGCAGTGGTTGTGACACTTCCAAATGCGGGTAAGGTTCCAACCACACCGCTAGAAACGGTCGTTCCTGTTGGGATTGCGTCTCCGCCGTTGAATGTCTCGCTAAACGAAAATGCACTACCTGATGTTGTCTGGGTGTATGTGCCAGCGTTCATGGTTGCCGCATCAGTTGCCGAAGCAGGAGCAGACAAACCGCCAAGAGTAGCAGATACATTGTTACCACTTACCGAATAGGTAGATCCAAGACGAGTTGCCTGAGAGGCAGCAGCATCAACAGTCAGTTGTACGCTTGAAGAGATTTTATGAGTAAGATCGGCATGTGCAGGTGCCGCCATCAGTAACATTCCAAAAAGCAGTACTGCTTTTTTCATTTATACATAAAAGTAAGACCTAAAAGTATTTAGCTTGACGGTTTGGCAAAAAGACCTTATAATATGTGGGTACTCAAATGACTCAATAGCTCAGTGGATTAGAGCAACTGCCTTCTAAGCAGTCGGTCGTAGGTTCGAATCCTACTTGAGTCGTTGTCCTTTTTTCTTTTATGGACAATTATTCCTTCGGTGGAAGACCCGTAACGTCAATCAACCTTTTACTTCTTATTGGAGAAATGGAAGGAGTCTATTCTCATCTCAAATATATGGGATTTGAAGAAGACATGAACACTATTGACGAAATGAAAAAAAGATATTATAGTCTTTACTTCAAAACCAAAAAAGAAGAAAAGGCAAACAATCCCCTGTAGCTCAATAGGCAGAGCACGGAGCTGTTAACTCTGGGGTTACAAGTTCGATTCTTGTCGGGGGAGCCTGCCACTCTAGCTCAGCTGGATAGAGCAACGGTTTTGTAAACCGTAGGTCGTCGGTTCAAGTCCGACGAGTGGCTTGACAGAATACTCATTCTGTCTTATAATCCCTTCCGTGTGAATGGAGTTGGGAGATTCGTCTCCCACCATTGCGGATGTAACTCAACGGTAGAGTCACAGCCTTCCAAGCTGTTGGTTGCGCGTTCGAATCGCGTCATCCGCTTCGGGAAACCGAATTCCCGTAGTTGTAAAACTTAATAAATAGATTATCGTGACGAAGCCTCAATTACTCGCCTAGTCCACGAAGTTTAAACAGAGACACGTCGAGTCTCTTTCCATCCGCAGGTATATTACTCTGCGAGAAAATAACGAGGTATCAAAAATGATTAAATCCGCATTCGCAGTACTCGCTACTGCTCCCCTTTTCGCTGGTGCTGCAATGGCAGGACCCTACGTTAATGTAGAAGCGAACTCTGGTTTCACTGGTTCTAACTACTCTGGCACCAACATCGACACCCACGTCGGTTACGAAGGTGCTCTGGGTGAGTCTGCTGCTTGGTACGTTCAGGGTGGTGCTACGATCGTTGCTCCTGACGGTGGCGCTTCTGACACTGTTCCTTCGGGTAAGGCAGGTCTCTCTGCTGGTCTGACCGACCAACTGTCTGCTTACGGCGAAGTTTCGTTCGTTGGTTCGGGTGTTGCTGGTGTTGACCGTTCTTACGGCACCAAGGCAGGTCTGAAGTTCACCTTCTGATTCACTGAATCCGTGCTATAATACTGGGGACTTCGGTCCCCTTTTTTTATGCTTAAAAAGATTCTTCTTCATCCAGTTACGCACTTCAATCTTTTGGTTGTTGGATTTTTATCTTTGATTCAATCTATGCATACACACGCTCATTACACAATGGAGATTGATGCTGATAGTTATGTCTACAACTTTTGTAGAAAAAATGTAGAGAAGTGCCAAAAATTTATCGATAAAGACTACTGATGACCGTACCATTTTTTGTCGAAGAACCTATTACTTGGAAAAAAGTAGAAGTTCCTTATGATATCGTCCAGTATTGTGATGCTTTCACTCTTGACGCGGATCGTGAAGACCTCCGCTATATTGATTGTGTGTGGATGCATATGGGATATTATGGTGTTCCAACGCACGTTATGAAGGCAGTTAGGGATGAATGGAATCCTTCTGTAGTCCCAGTTTTTGAGTAGTGTTAAATACTATTTGACGTGCGAATACTTCCCGGATGAATATCAAACTCTGGTATTGTAAACATATGGGTCTGTGGCGTTGGACTCTTACTGATGACAGAAGACCAGTATGCCACCAAGAGTCTGGGCAAAGAGATAACTTACGGTTAGCAATGGAAGATGTTGCCA